GTATTTATTTTTCTCATAAAAACCTGTTACTTTCATAAATCCTACGGTAACATATCTTATGGGTCCTTCTCCTACAAACCTTACTCCATGCTCATATTCTTCGTTTCCTGGAAAAATAAGCAATGTTCCTGGCTTTGGTCTAAAGTCTGAATTTTCTTTATTCTTGAAGAACAAAGTTCCATCCTTATAGTCATCATTAATATATAGTATAGCAGCATATCTAATGGATGGATCAGTATGCTGGTCTGTGTGAGACTTTAACTCAACCCCAGCCTGCATTCTTTGAAGTGTTCCAAAACCAGCAAGTTCTAGAGATGGGTCTGCCAATTCTAAAAGTTTTCCAAGTCTACCCTGAAGAGTCATACTTATTTCCTTGGTAGTAATATTTAGATTCTTATCTTCCCATCCCTGGGTAATTTCAAATTTTCCTTCAGCAACAAGGTTGTCTACGTCATCTCTTCCAAACTTTTCCATACAGAATCTAGCAAGATTTTTTGTGTACTCTATCGACCAATCCTCATTTGGAGTAGTCTCAATTATCTCTAAGATGGTTTCTAGTTCTTCTGGTTGTAAAAAATCTTTTACAAACAAAATCTGGTCATGAAAAACCTCAGTATTGTAACCAGCATCATCAAACTCTTTTTTTAAGAATGCTTCCATTTACAGATCCTCAGCCTTATACTTATTTCCATCAGCATCTAACTTCCAGCCTTGCTTTAATAGTTCTTGCCATTCTGCTCTTTCAATTTCTTGCTTGGCTCTAGTCTCTTTCATTTCTGCAGCCCAAGCATCTCTTAATTCTTGAGGATAAGCATCTTCTTCACGATCATCCCAGAATGAGCCAATGGTGTATCTAACTCCACTGGTAATAAGGGTTACTTCGTGCATGTTGTTAAATCCCCCGTCAAATGCAGCAAGCATTCCAACTTTAGGCTGAAGGCTTATATCTTGATCTGGGAACTGCAACATACCACCTTCAAAATCATCATTTAAATACAAGAATGCTGCATAGCGACTTCTTGTAAAAGCACCAGAGTGTCCATGCTCGTCTGTATTGTCAGAATGCTTTCTTGCGTATGCTCCTGGCTCCCACTTTTGTGTGTGGTATCCAATCTGAGAAATTATCTTTGGATCAAGGTCATGAACACTGGCGACAGCATCAACGATTCCTTGCTTGATTTGTGAGAATATATCACTTGGCAATCCTGCATTCTCTACATGCTCATCATTGTCTTGTGGCAATACTGAAGAATAAGACTCATAGAAAGATATGGGCATCCACGTAATCAGCCCAAGTTCTGCATGCTTGTCCAAAACCTTTACAAGTTTGGCAGCAGTCTCTGCATCAACAAAGTCTTCATAAACAACTATGTCTTTGGTTATTCTTTTTTTGTTATCTAGATTCATTTTATCCTTCTTTCTTTATCAGCACTACTTTTATTAGGATTGTCATCTCTAAATTTTTGCATAATTTCTTTTTGCATTTCTTGCCAATTTTCTTTCCCAAACTTTTCTTCATTTTCAAACCACTCTGGAGCACCAAGAGAATACTTTGTCCAGTACATTCTTGAAAGATATTTTGATTTATTTTTTGCTGGCAGAACTCCATGAAGATATATGTACTTTTCAGACATTAGAAAATCTGGATGACCTGATGGAAAAACAAGAAGATCTCCAGCCTCTGGCTTATACATATACGCTTCTCCGTTTACTATAAAGTCAATTTCTCCACCTTCATAGTCGTCATTAAAATATGTTAAAGCCGTAATTGCAAACTTGTGTCCTGGGCTTACGATTGGTTCTCTTATGTAGTCTGTATGGTATGTCATTGCTACGGAATCTTCAATATCTGGGGTATATCTTGCAATAGATGGACCAGTGTATTCCCAGTCGCTAATTATATTTCCATTTTGATCTTTGATGTCTGGAACAATTTTATTTTCATCAAACTCAACATTGTTTTTTGCAATATAATCCTTTGTCGCTATCATAAAATTATTAAGAATCTCTAAAAGAACTTGCTTATGCTCTTCTTGCTTTTCTGTTAAAGTTTCTACTTTTTCAGCATGCGCTATCTTTAGGTTATCGTTGTATCCTTTAAATATTGGATTAATGTATTCACCAAATTTAGACCACGGAGTCCAAGGACTAAAAAGCCCATCTTCTTCTCCGTTAGACTCTTTTAAAAGGCTATACGTTTTATCAATATCTTTAAAAAGACCTTTGTATACAAAAATCTTTGGATATATCTCAACTACACTAAAGGACTTTGTCACGGCTTTCTGTCTCCTGTATGTTCTGTAATCTCCCAGAAGAATGGACATGTGTATCTAATGCCACTCTTAATCTCTGTTACTCCATGAACATACTCTTTATCCCCTGGGAAAAAGTAAGCAGCACCCTTCTTTGGCTTAAACTGAACACCTTGCAATGGGAAGTACAATTCTCCTCCTTCATAGTCTTCATTTAAATAGAAAAGACTTGAAAGATCGTAGTTTGGAAAATCATTTGGAAGTCCTGCATCTGGACCTTCATGCAGTTCCTTGTCTGCGTGAGGCTTTTGAAACTGCCCTGGAAGCCATCTAACAATAGTTGTGCCAGTAGGAATAACCTTTACCTTGTAAAACTCTTCAACGATTGGCTGTAGTCTTTCAAATAGTCCTGCAATTATTGGGGCAATTGCTGGGTTATTTTTATCCAATGTTGGACTAGTAGCAACTCTGTCTTTCCAATAGTCTGAATCATAAACAACTGTTCCATTTTCATTTACGTGGCTTTCGGTAACATCCCAAATTGTTAATGACTTTGCAGCCTTTTCTAAAAACTCTATCTCTTCTTCTGTCATAAAGTTTTCTAACTCAACAATCATATCTTTACTGTTACCAAACCAACCAGAAGGTGTGATCGATGGCTTTCTTTGTACTACTTTATATTCGTCCATGTTCATATTGTATCACCATTCATATTATCTTTAACTGAAAGTTTTAATGCTTTTACTTCATGAGAGCCCAAACTTTCTCCTTTTTCATTGACTGCGTCTCTATACCAGTCTGTCCACTGTCCAGATTTGTTTATTTCTTGTGCTGCTATGCCGTAATCCATGTTTGCTTTTTCTTTTGATCTATCCTCATCCTTGTATTCAACAAGTTCTATTGTGGTATTATTTAAACTTGTTAAAGATATAGGGATAATAGTTGCTATTGGAGTTCCTGCTTTTATAACTACTCTTTGATTTGCTTTTCTTGCTCTAATTGCTAATGGCAGTGGATTAGGATAAAATGATGTGCTAACTAAGTTAGACATTGTCTCAAAGTCTTCGCTAAAATAGTTTACTGGGTTAATTGTCCAGATACTAACTTCAGGATCTGTTTTAAAAACCAAACTAGTATTTAAACTTATAGAAGACTGACCTCTCCCAGCATAAGAACCTTGTGGACTAAATATTGTTACATGCTGATCTGTTTGATCATTTATTCCATCCCATTCAAACTCAATATCTTCTGTGCATGAAAGATTCCAACCAATTACATTTGCCTGTGTTACTGGAAAACATCTGTAGGCATGGTGTTCAGATGTAAGATCCATCCAGTCTCTTTTAATTGACATTGGACTAATCTTAAAATTACTACCAGGCATCTTTTCTACTGAGATATTTAGCATTACTCTTGATCCCATTTTGAATCATACATATCTGGTGTATGATACTTTTTGCTGTAATCTAACATAGTTACAATTGAATACTTTGTTCCAGAGTGTACTGGCATTGCTTGGTGAGGATACATAAAGTTTGACGGGAAGATATAAAGGTCTCCAGCCTTTGGCTTAATGTTTAAGCCCTGTAGTCTAAAGAATAACTCTCCACCATCATAATCATCATTTACATATGCAACTAGTGAGAGAGTGCAGTTATAGGAATAGCCGTGATCATGGTGTTCTTTAAAGTGTTGGCCTGGTCCATACTTAATAAAATTAAATGCCTCCCAATACTTAAGTGGCATAATATTGTAGTCTCTTCTATAATCTTCTACTGCTGCATGTTGTGCATCATAAACATCTTGCCACAATGCCTGCAGATTTAAAGACTCTTCGCTTTTATCTAACTCTATGTCTGTTTTCTTAAACTTAAAATCAACGCAGTCTCTGTAGTCTGGCATAAGTTGCTGATATCCTACATATGCTGGCATCCAATGATATCTTTTGCCTTCTGCTGACAATTCTCCATATCCAGCAACTGATCCTAGATTGGCCTCAAGTCTGTTGATTACATCAAACTCTTCTTTAATTACGCCTCTATAACAAATAATTCCATTGCCAAGATCTTCTTTATCTGTCCATGTTTTCATTTTTATCTCCTATTTGTATTCTCTGCGGGACCAAACTTTTTTAATATACACTCCTCCATCAGGTTGCCGATAGAATTTTGCGTTATCTACCATTTTACCATATATGTCAGACTGCCCTAAAATCTCTATCTCATGCTCCCAATTTTCTCTTTTAAATGGAAGCACCTGCATATAAGGTGTTCCAGCAGGAAGCGTTCCTTCCCAACCTTCTACAATAAAAAATGGAAAACTTCCAAGAAGGTGTACCTTATCAGAATCTACGACACCAGTTGTATTTAGAAATGGAAGATCAAACCTATTCATTGGAGTCATGAATAATGCACTATACCCTTCTGGCAACTCTAAGCCCCATGGAGAACTCCAGGCAAAATGATATTGATAGTATCCCTTTGGATGCTCAAACTGTGGCATTGGTGGTCTCTGAGTGCAAAAGTCTTTATACTTGGGGTCATCAATTGTTACATTAATTATCCCCTGAGAATTTTTAGCAAAGGTTAGATCGCAAGGAGTTTTAAATACATAGCCAGTTGCAAACGCATCCATAATTGCAGGACATGCTTTCCATGTAGGGATCTTTCCATAGTCATCTGTTGTGCCTTCTTTAGGAAATGGACAAACTTCTTTTGGTGCTTTGTAGTATTCTCCATTTGGCATTTTAGCAAATCTGTCTGCATCTTTATACCAATCTGGCATTTCTTTTTGTGTTGGTACTGGCACAGAGACATTTTCTTTATCTAGCCATGGCCTGAATGATCTAAATTTTGCAACCAGAGACACTACTTGTGTCCTAGTTCGTTAATGTCTGTCATTACGACAACACAATACTTTGTTCCCTTTTTCATTGGCAAAGATGCATGCTCATAAATATAATTTGATGGGCAAAGGACAATGTCTCCTATTTTTGGAGTATGTGTATAGTTGTCCATTCTTGGGAACTTAATCTCTCCACCTTCGTAATCTTCATTTATATAAATAACAGCAGACACCGTGCAGTTGTACATTGGGCCATGATCAGCATGAATATTGAAGTGTGTTCCTTCTCCCTCATACTTTACAAAGTTAAATGCTTCATAGTACGTAACATTAATTCCCCAGTACCGTGCATAATCGTCAACACAGAACTTTAACTTTTGATAGATTTCTTCATGCAAATCAATTAATTCAGAATTGTGTTCATCTTTTGGACCCAAATTTTCTTGCTTAAACCTAAAATCTACAGCATCTCTTGCTTTCTTTATTGGTACATCAGAGTTAGTTACTTTTGCTTCTGACCACTTATATTTTCCGTTTCCACCCAAATTTGATTCTAGAATCTTTATATATCTTTCAGAATCTTCCTTTGAAAATACATTTCTATATAGATTAATTCCCAATGCTGGGTTTTCAACGAAAATATTGTTTCCAATAGTTCTTGATGGATATCTATTTATTGCTGTCTCTGACCTATCCTTGGTGAACCAAGGGGTATCGTTTTCATCATAAGTTGTCATATAATTCCTTTGCTTTGGCTATGACTATATTATATCACAGAACAACTGCTTTAAAATATCTAATTAAACTGGTGATATTTCTCTAGTTGTTTTATTATATGTAACTTTTGTTCCGTTAACAGCAAAAATACATTTTACCAAAAATACTTCTCCAGAAAATGCTGCATCAAAAAGTTCTGCCTTTTCGCTATCAGCATCGACACTCATTCTATGGATAATCTTGTTATCACATAAAAAGCCATACTGCTTGTATGAGTCTTTTTCTGCTTGTGTTAGTGCTAAGAAGCCTTCGTTTGCTGTTCCATCAAATGATGTCCCGTTCCAAGTTGAGCCCTTTGTGGCTGTTGCCTTGTGGCTGTTTATGTCCATACCAATTACAGGAAGACCCTTGTCCCACTCAGAATCAAGAGAAGTTCTTACTTCCTCAGTAGTTCTAAGTGCTGCGATTACATCATAGGTATCTGCAGTATCTTTAACAATTATTGCGTACATAGTTTAGATCTCCTTTTATTATAGTATAACATATTTATTAGCACCCACAACTACCGCAGCAACCTGGACATGCTTGCCAGCAATAACTTCTGATACATCCAGAACAGCCACTGCTAGAGAATGTTGGTGGGAAGAACGGTGGGAAGAACGGGAAGAATGGGAAGAATGGTGGGAAGAATGAGAAGAACGGGAAGAATGGGAAGAACGGTGGGAAGAATGGGAAGAACGGGAAGAATGGTGGGAAGAATGGGAAGAACGGGAAGAATGGGAAGAACGGTGGGAAGAACGGGAAGAA